GTAGGCACCCTACCTAAAAAATTGGCTTGATTACGGCTGCCCTTGCTGCTGTTGCATGACTGGCAACATGCTACCGCGTTCTCAAAGTTAACTACCAAGTCAGGCGCTTTGCTAATTGGAATGATGTGATCAACTGTTGCAGCTGGTGCTGAGCAATAGAAGCATGACCACTGATCCCTTGCCAATACCTTTAAGCGAAAGGCTTTATAGTCTCGCGTTAATCTGGGATCTCCACGCTTTGCCATTACTGCCAGCCTCTAGTCTTTAAGTGATGTAGTGCTTTGCAATAGTCCGGGATTTCATGGTCTAGACCATAGCGCTTAGATACATAATACCAATAGATATAGAACTGATAGTCATAAGGCTTACCTTGCATAGACTCAGTACGCATTTGATAGTAACCATGATGAGATCCATTAACTGCATCTATCTGCCATCTACTCTCTCGATAAACGATCTCGTTATGGCATTTATATTGCTTATCTGTTAACTGCTTATTGGCTAATTGTTTGAGGCTTTTAGAGGCATCTATTGAAGCCTGACTACTAGGCATAAGTGCCATAGATAGACTTATCCCAATAACGGCGGTTACCGAGCGCGCTGCGCCTTTCGGGCGCGCTCTGAAGCCTTGATGGCTTCTAGCCGTAAGTGTACCAAAGCCATCTAATACATTTACATAAGTCCTGCTCAGACGGCGTGTCAATTTACTTATCTGTAGAATAGAAGCCAGAGCCTTTAAACTGGATACCAAAGGACGAATAGATTTTGCGCATAGGTTCATGACAGAACCCGCATTCAACATCGTGTGGTTCATTGATCTTTAACTCCTTCTCGTAGCGAAGGTTAGCCTCGCAGTTGTCATTCGTACACTCAAACTCGTATATCGGCATTACTTCTCGACTCCATGAATAGTCTGCAAGTGACTTAACATCATGCGGCTAACCTCTTTTTGACCAAGGAAACCCCAAGCCGATAACAGCGAGTAACCGCAATAGCATGTATGTAAAGCCTCTGGTAATACATTTCGTTCATCGCCTGCTTTTGGCATTTATTGTTCCTCCCGGCAGAATTGGCATCGTTCTCCTAGTGCGTATATCCCACAGTCTAAGCATCTTGTTATATCTGAGTCTTTGACCAGATCCTTGCGATCTTTATATCCCGCAGCTAGTAGTAACTCCACCAGATCGCCAAGGCGCAGCATTGCTACATATTCCTCAGCCTTTTCGCCTTGCCCGTTAAGTCTGAAAGCAGCAAACCCCAATAAGCCACTTTCTTTAGTCCGACTCTCGATCTGGCGGAGTGTCCCTACTACATCGAGTCCTGTGCGCGCTTTTACCTCGCAGTCGAACGGAACATTCAGAATGTCACGCCCAGAACCTCGACCTACTGAAGCGCCTTCCCACCAGCGCCTCAGATACTCTGCAACTACTCGCTCTGTGCGAAAGCCGCGGTGTTTTCTATTTTGAGACATTGACTGCGTGACACTTCTTGCATGACCAAGTAAGGACAGTTCCTTGAACCCAGAATGCTAACTCCTCGCGTGGAACTGGCTCGTTACATAGGTGACAAATAATTCGCACCTGCAGGCTGTTTAGTAATTCCTGGTGTTTAGCCTTTTCTGCTAATTCATCATCAGTAGGAAAGTTCTCCCATTCACCATCTTGGTTCATGAATTGTAGGCCGCTCATGCTTTGGCCTCCTGTGGCTTCCAAGTGCCATCAGCTGCAATGTTGTACCACATAACATCTCGACAGACATAGCATGAGAACTTACCCCATGGCTTATTGTTCTTGGCGCTTACGCCTGTTTTCCATTCCATAGGCTTATGATCATGGCAGTTGCGACATAGTGGAATGTCTTTATCTATCTTGACTGCGCCTAGTACATCTTGAACTAGCGCTATTGCATCTGCACTCGATGGCGCAGCTTCTACTGCCTTAGTTGTCCAAGGATCGTCCTCGACCGGCATTGTGATCTTGTCTGCTAACTTCTCAGCGAATGGCTTAGGCTCTGCTGCTTTGACTTTAGACATCTCCTCGCGGCTAGGGCGTTTGCCTTTCGTAGCGTAGCCTGCGTTACTGAGTGCCCGCCCGATCGCACTTGTTTCGCAATTCTCAAGAGCGCTCGTAGAATTAACTCCTCGCGTTGAGACTGTTTCCTCTGCATAGCCAGTTGTCCAAGCCTGTGCATCAACTTCAGTTCGATAAACAGAAGCCTTAACAATAAATCGCTGAAGCGTTGACTCAACCAAAGTAGTTTCAATTCGACCATCTGGGTGTTCCTTCCAGAACTTAACTAGGCGTTCCTCGACTGTTTCGTAATCCTCTAAATTAAACATATTGCTCATTCTCCTCTGTGTGCAGTTGCGCTGCAATAGCAGCGTAAGCCACTAGATCGACATAAGTGTCAGTCTTTGCAGTTTCCATGCTTCGCGCTATTTTGACAAGTGCCATACACATTGCGACTTGATAGTCAGTAACCGGCATTTCCAGATAACTCGACCAGAGGGCAGCCGTTCTTGCCATGTTGTCAGTTGGGTGACCGTAATCCATTCCCCGATCTTGGATAGTTGCTCTTGCTTCGTTGAGATAGTCTCTAGCATTCATCGGCCGACCTGCTCAAGTTGACGAGCGATCTTACGAGCTGCGATGCGACCCTTAATCTTGCCATGTTCAAAGCCTTTGCCATAACCAAAGCCAAAGCCAATTAACATTCCTACTGCTATGGATAAAGTAATTGCTATATCTGCGTTCATTTACTGCCCTTCTACTGCGCCCTTCGCAGCTTCTTGGCATAAGTGTTGCATAAATATCTGACTATCTGACGGTGTGTTGATAACGAAACGGTAACAATTCTCCATCGTCCATCGCATCATCGATCGTGCGCCTTATGTCGTTATCGAGATCGTCCATAACGCCGACCAGCAACCACGAAAGTACCGTCCTTTTCGATGTTGATTAGGGTCACTTGGCTATCCTCAACGATGATAAAAGCCTGCTGCCAGTTCATAGTTCCCTTGGTATAGCCTGCTTTGCGAATGTCCATAAGATGTCCGCCTTCCACGCCACGGAGGATACGCCCTATTTTGCCCCCAGAAGCCTCTGTAAAGGCGGATACGCCCGCTCTGTGAGTGTGACCGCAGACCACGCTTAAACCATGCCTACGAGCCGCTCCAAGGGCTGTAAGACCCGCGTTAGGGTTTATGGCCTGCTCGTCTCCGTGAACTGCTACCCAGCCCTTAGCAAAGGCATATGGCTTCTTATGATAGGTGATGCCTAACTCATCTAAACGCATGAAGCGCTCAAAGCGTAACTCTGGCAATGCCAAGAACGCAGGGATCTTTTTCATGATGACATTGTAAAGACGATCCGTGTGATTAGAACGGATCATGTGGGCTTCTTTAGAATGCTCGACCAATGACCAAAGAACTTCGACTGCTTGGTCTCGATCCTCAGCTAGTGTCTGCTCGTACCAGCCCGGTGTGTTTTCTGTCCATCGACTGATCTGTGGGAGATCGATTTCATCTCCGAGTGTAATAACGCTATCTGGACGGTACGCCTTAATAAAACTTGCAACATTGCGGACAGCAATTTCATCGTGATATGGAACTTGTAGATCGGGAACGATTACAGTTCTTTTCATGGTTAATCCTCATCATCGTCATCGTCATAAGGCACTCGTCCAGGAAGTTCAGGAAGCCAGTTCGGTGTTGGAAGGATCGTTGCCGGGTAAGTTAAAGGTTCGAGCAAGATAGCCAAAGCCAATTCAGGTGTGAACCCTGCTCGTCTTAGCGATTTGTAGTATTCATTTAGCCCGATGCAATACTGATCGAGCATAGAGTAAGCCTCTAAGTCGATAGCCTTCTTACGCGCCATGATTAAATTATCGCTCTAAAAGAATGTTATAGATCTCATCGACACGCGCATTAAGTCGCTTGATCTCCGACAGCAAGTGCGTGATCACATAGCCCGCTAATCCACCCACTATCGCAAGAGTGGCAATATAAAGATTTAAGTAGTCCGCTGGTGTCATCGTTTAGGTGTCGCATATCCAAAGACCCCAGCAAGAACAGCCCAAAGGATCGAGCGGTAATCTGCTGCAAAGTTAGAAGCTGCCCAAGCAGATAGGAATGCACCTGCTGTGAGTAGGTAAGGGTTTTTCATGTTCATGCTGTGCCTCCTAGTAGCGGTACTTTAAAGAACGAACCATCGTTATCGCCTTTGATGCTAAACGAGACATGGAGATGATGGCGATGCTTGTTAATCCCAG